CGGCGAGTTCCTGCGTATATTTTGTGTCGAGAGCTGCAACGTCACGCTGGCGAGTCTGCATGTCTTTAACCGTTAACTGCGATAGCTTTAGCTCATTCTCTGCTAACAGGGCGCGGTCATAGTTGCTTCGGGCTATCTTGGCTGTGACAACGAGCAGTGCAATGAGCATTGCGGCTACGATGATTCGCCAGTGCTCGACTATGGTTTTCCATAACATAGCTGCCTCTCTATCTCGCGCCGGTTCATTAACCCCTTCCACTGCTTCCCACCTGCATAAGTCCAGCGGCGTAGTTGATCGCATGCGCCGGGTATATCGCCCTGGTTGAGTTTCTTCAGCATCGTTGATGAGGTGAATGCGCCAACGCCGACGTTGTATGTAAATGAGTAAAGCGAGGCTTTCTGGTAGTCGTTAAGCTTAACCTTTACAGAACTGTCGACCGCCTTCACGGCAGGAAGCATGTGCTTGTATAGCAGTTTGTCGCATTCAGCTTTGGTGTAAGTCTTACCCATCACTACATCTGGCCCGGTCACGCCAGCGCATACTGTTGGGATACCAATCGGATCAAGATAAGGAGTGTGTTTAACCCCTTCCTGGTCTGTGATTAGAACGCCACCAATCGCAATAGGACCAGCAACCGTTGCCGCTATTAGTGATTTACGTAGTTTGTCTGGAATCGCCATGGCTCACCTGCGCCTTTTTAATTGCATCGCTCACAACCTCAATGGCTGCCGGGCGGTCGCTTTCGGGTTTTGCCATTTGCGCGTTCAGGTAGTTTTCCATTATTGCTGTGCGCTTGCGTTCTTCTTCCATCCGCTCTTTTTCTTCTTTACGTTTTGCGTAATAGGTCTTGATAGTGAAGAACGCTGATATCAAGGCACCGAGAATGAAAACATAATCCTGAAGACTGAGAACGGAGAAGAAGCCAAGCGCACCAGACCACCAGTAAGGCATGTTGTGTCCATCGGCTGGATTCATTCTGTGCATCTCTCACCTCGCTGTTAATGCGGGTGCTGTTCTGTGTAGTTGGGAAAGCGCCACTCATGCCACGGCACGTTATCTATGAGTGAAAGTGATTGCTGGATGGTTGGCGCTAAATAGGAAAGACCTCTCTATGGAGACCTTGTTAATTTGTGATGAATATCGCTTGACGATATAAACCATTTTGGTTTATATTAATCCCATCGACAGGCAATGACGCCAGAATATCGAGGGCTTGAAAATGACTACTATCTCTATCGCTTACGAAGTATCAGAAGAAAAGTTTCAGCAGATTTCGCAGATGGTCGCAGACCAGGAAATTCACAACGTAAATTTTAACGGTGAAGACCTTGATGTTGCCCGCGGCGATTTCACCTGCATTGATAAAGATGATGCAGAATACGTCGTCCTTTTGAACAAGATTAACGACATTATCGGGTTCTAAAATTAATACTGCCGTGCAGGCAGCCTAACGGAACTAATATGCCGCTACAGGAATACATAGATAAACACTTCGCAAGCGCTGCTGATTTTGCCAGGGCTTGCGAGGTCCTCCCGCAGCAAGTCAGCAAGTGGCTTGCAATGAAGTGCATCGTTGTTGACGGAAAGCTTTATAGCCCGCGCCGTTCCGTTCCTGAGAATGGAGCGTGATCCAGAAATGCAAAAAGCCCCGAGCTATTAACTCAGGGCTTCTTATTCAGACCTCTCAGCCTGCAATGGTTGTAGTTCCAGACGATGCGTCGAAGTTACCAACTAGACGGTGTCAGTGATTCAGGTGCCGCCTCTTTATTCCTGAATCACCGCGCTCTTTCGCTATTGCTCCCGAGCATACCGCCAATATGCCTGGTGGCTTGCCCTTTGTCTTTAGCTATTCGTGCTATTTTATGCCACCAGTAGAATTTCTTTCTCCATTTCTCGCTTACATGAGTAAAACAATTCCGCTTCAAGGATATTTTCAGACCATTCCATTCTATTCCTCGCCTCTTTAGCGGTTAATCCTTTGCTCACTAGATAGCGAATCAGGTTTTGCGCGCTATTGCGGTTGCAGTATCGTAATCTGGCTACAGAACGGATGGGGTTGCCCCTTCCAAATGTCGTTACCATTACCCGCTCCATGAAGGCGGCATCATCTGATTCTTTGGCGAGAGCGATGATGTTGCCTGCTGCGGATTTTGGAATGACGATATCTCGAGCCTTTCGCATTAGCTCGTCGCCGCGATACCCCTGACAGTGCAATGATGTGACCGTTTTTTCTATCTGCCGGCTCTTATCTTCGCTCCATTCTGTGCGCATCATTAGCCGTCCAATCACATTGACCGCCCCCTGAGGTGCGTCTTCCCCACCGAGATAATCCCCCCATACGGTAAGCATGTATCTGACCCATTTCCGCTTTGGTTCGATAATAGTCTTCCATCCGGTTCCAAAGAGGCGTCGCATATCAGCCTCGCTCCTGACTCCTGATATGCGCATCAGGTTTTCAAGGTCTGCTCTGTCCTGGTTCCTCATGCTGCCACCTGCTTATTAGCATTGCTGCGGTTGATGATTTCTCGACGCTGCGCCTCTTTCTGCCTGATACGGCATTCCAGTTCACCTATTTCACGGTCCAGACGTAATATTTCCGCCTTGTTATATGGCGTAAGGTTCTGCATGTTCATGCGGCGTACTCCATTGTTCGCTTACGTAGTTTTTCGTAATGACGCGCCCGGCGCGTGAAGATAGATTTCACGCGCTTCAAATACTCGATGTCGAACTTGCGCGGTTTGTTGTCGTGCTCAATGCGCTCTACGCGCTCTGGGCCGATTTTCTCGATAAGGTTGATACGGAAGGGGATCAGGTTGCCGGATAGCTCCCTGTTGCATCTCACGCAGCCAGCGTGGATGTTGAAAACGTTAAATCTTAAGTGTGCTGCCGAGCCTCTCGAGCGGTAATGACTTGCATCTACTGCCCCACCTCTCACTCCATAAACCATTGGCTTACCGCATGCTATGCAGGGTTTGCCGTAGTCACGCCAGAAGATGAACCGGTTAACAGCTATCTGAGCCTCTTTGTTCCAGTCGGATGCGGTCTTGAGTTTTTCCCGTCTGGCTTTAAGGTTTGCGCGGTTTAATTTGTCCTGCTTGGCTTGTTCCTTCTGCTTGCCATGAGTAATGGCGCAGGGGATTGAGCAGGTTCTTTGGAGAGATTTGTAAGGGGTAAATTCTACAGAGCAGATAACGCAATTCTTAGGCTTCGGCGGCTTTCGCCTGTCAGCCATAGTTGCGACCCCACTTGCGGTTGCATTGTCGAATCCAGCCGTTCATGTTGTTGGTGACGGTGCTGTTGTGCGGACCCTTGTACTTCTCTTTCCACGACTTGCATCGGATGTTAATAACGAGTGCCAGTATCGGGTAGGCGAAGGCGAGAATGACTAACAGGAGTGCCGCCAGGGTCAACTTAATAGTAAAGGCTGGCAAATCCCTTATTTCGGTATAAGGAAGCTCTACAATTTCATCCCACGCATTGTTTGCTACATTGCTCATGACTTGAGTTGATGCCGATAAACAGTCGAGGTAATTAAAGTCGTAACCGGCCGCCGCTGCCCAATATGGATTATCCAGAAAGTGCCTGAGCGTTATTGGCCCATACCTGCTAATTATCATCACTATCTCCATTCGGTTTAGTTTCTACATACGCCTCATGAGCGCACTCATCACATACATACGTCTCGTTGTTGAGTGGCTTTGTACATGCTGCGCAATATCCTGCTGCTGCGTTGCTCTGGCGTTGATATGTGGTGATGTCAGTTGGAGTTAGCATTTGCTGCGTCCTGCATCATGAGGAAGACAAGCATTGCGGCGCGGAGTGGATTGTTATCTGCTCTGACTATTTCATAACCCTGCTCCTGTCGCGCGAACCACTTATGGCCTCCGGTGTACATAGCCACTGGTTTTAAACTAATGAGATTCGTTTCAATAATCGGCCAGGCGTCTGCGGGGTTGTTGCAGTAGTCCAATTTCAAGTATTCCGCATAACCCTGAACCCATTGAACCATTGGCCCCTCTGGATGGCCGAAGCTATATGCAAGAGTAAATTCTTTTTCTGGGTGCATGATTTTTGCAATGCGTAAGTTGATATCCGCATCGCTCATCTCTGAATAATCGGTCATAAAAATATCCTTTGCAGATAAATGGTGCTCGCTCTCGGCTCCGTTCTACCCTCGGGCAAAAGCGCGGCCACAACCCAATACCTAGGGTCAGCGCTTAATGTCTTTTGGGTTTGTACGTTGCGGAGGGTGTAGCGTTGGATTAGTTCGTCTGCTTCTTGTGTTGTGAGGTCGTGGTGGCGAAACCATGTGCGTTTCAAGCGGCTCTCCCTGGTAACAACTCGATGTCGCAATCGACTTGATTACCCCACATACTCCAGCCGTCGATTTTGTTGCGACTGAATAACTCACATCTAGGGGCGTCGCCCAGCAGCCTGACCAGCAAATCGCGTATCTCTGGCGGCTTTGCGCTGTGATCCATTCGCGGCGCTGTGATGTGCTGGCAGATTGAAGCATCCAGGCGGTAAGGAAGCTTTCCGCGAACTGCAAAGAGGCAATCCTCACTGTTTGCCCTGGTCATGTGGCCCATGCCGATCGCACTGTTTCCCTTCTTCCTGTTCGTCTTATGCCAGGTGAATCCTTTCATTGTCATCAGTCGGAATCCCCATGCCTCGACAACCTTTAGCGCTTCAATTGGCTGAGTCGGAACCCACCACATAGCCAGCAAACATGAATCAGGATCGGCAAGTTCCCACACAGGTAACCTGCAAATATCCTGGACTGTCATCGTCTGGTACTTGTGCCCTGCTCCGCGCTCGCCATCATTGGCTTTATCGCGATACGTCCAGGGCGGGTCAGCGTAAATCAGTTTGAATTTTGTCATCAGAAGTAGCTCTGCAATTGGTTGAGTATTTGCGGGTCTTTAGTACCGGCGAATACATGCTTAATGGCGGCGTTAATCAGTGCGCTGTAACAACGCTCGAACTCGTCAGGCTCCATGTTCGCGTAGGCCAGGCTCTTGGCTCTCACCTTTAGTTCACCCTTGATAGTCGTGACGGTGTCAAAGAAGCCAGCGAGAATGGTTAGATTCTTTCTGAACTCTTCTTTCTGGGTGTATTCGTCAGAGCAATCGTATCCGGCGTTCTCCGCTGCCCAATGAGCAAAGCAGAAGCCAAAGAAGGCAAACATTTTTCGGTGAAAAGAGGGGTTCCTGGTTAGCTTGATTTCGGCGGTGTACTGCTCGCCGTTCTTGAACTTAGTTAACCTGGGTAAGTCGCTATCGAACGCTGGAACAAAAACGCCACCGGCATTCTTGACCATTTCGATTTGCACTGGTTACCTCATTTGCAAAGCAGCTTGAACATGAAGTAGATGAAAACGCAGATGACAATTAAATCCATCGCCTATCTCCTTTAACGGTTATCCCGGCGGCACGGATGGCCTTGTCTGCCTTTGTTATGCCTTGATTAAAGCCGAGCGTGTAGTCGCTGTCTTCGTTGTCTCCATCGCCAAGCAGATAGCCTGTATCTACGACGATGCTGGCGCGGCTGGCCTGCCACCACTTCCATGCATCACGTGCTGCCAAAGAGTAATAATCAATCTCGGGGTCTTCATCGGTGCCGTGGTTATACATTTGCAATAACCATTCGCAGCGCGGGTCTGCTGCATTGGCCTTTCTGAACTCTGCTTCAAACTGCTGCCGGCTATCCATTCTTCCCTTCCTTCTTGCTGCCAAATATTGAACACAGAGCCAGCATTCCTGCAGCCATAATTAGTAAGCCAAACACTGTTTCTGCGAGCATAAATAACAGACCTATGAACGTGTCGTAGGACATGATTCCTCCAGTTGTGCGCGGGCTGACCATGCAATCCATGCCGTCTGAGCTGTATCGCTTCCATAATCACCTTCTTTCAGGTGCTCCTCTGCAAGGTGAAATTTCAACTTAAACCACGCTTCAAACTTCGCCCGCTCTTCATCAGGCTTTAGTGATTTGTTTGTCATAAATCCTCCATAAAATTAAGGCCCGCGGTTTGCGAGCTTGTTATTCGATTTCCGTTAATGAGTTAATGGTCA